GAGTTGATCTTGAAAGCCAAGAGAACCGTACCATTGAACAAGGTACTATTAACTGGTGGGCTACTCAAGGAGCCGCACAAGACGAAGCCTTTGCAGAAGATGGGCGCATACCGTTAGATCAGGCCTTGGATGAACTGCACCGATTGTGTTGGAAGTGCAACCGCATCTGGATGAACGGTCCCACATATGATGCCAACATCTTGGAGCATGCCTACAAGAGTTATCATAAGCCCTTGCCTTGGCAATATTACAAGATCCGTGATGCACGAACGGTATATAGTTTGTACCCAGGGTTGCCTCGACCAGTGACCAGCCACCATGCGCTGGAAGACTGCCGTAGACAAATTGACATGTTGCAAACAACCCTGACACATTTAAATATCAAGGAACTGGCATGATCATTGGCGTTTGTGGATTTATTGGCTCGGGTAAAGATACCATTGCAGACTACCTAGTAAATTTACATCACTTTCGCAGAGAAAGTTTTGCCAACACACTCAAAGACGCTGTGAGTGCAGTGTTTGGCTGGGACAGAACCATGCTAGAGGGCCGAACCAAACAAGCTCGTGAATGGCGTGAGCAAGTGGATCCTTGGTGGGCCGAACGCCTGGGCATGCCACATTTGACACCACGTTGGATCTTGCAGAACTGGGGTACGGAAGTATGCCGCGGTGGATTTCACGATGAAATTTGGATTGCTAGTTTGGAAAACAAACTGCGCACCAGCACTGACGACATAGTGATAAGTGATTGTAGATTTCCCAATGAAATTGCTGCCATTAAAGCGGCCGGCGGGCGTGTGGTGCGTGTGGTACGTGGTGCTGAACCTGAATGGTATGGTGCGGCCGAGAGCCGCAATCGTGGTCCCAATGGCAATTCAAACTGGGCACTTAGTGAACGCCGACTGGAGCAACTGGGCATCCATGCATCAGAAACAGCCTGGGTGGGCACTAGATTTGATGCTGTACTAGACAATAACGGCACCCTGGAAGACCTATATCAGCAGGTCAAAAAACTTGCAAACAATTAAGCGTCTGGCTCAAGATCACCAGGACGCCAAATAACTTCTGAACGTGAAATTTCTTCCACACAGTTCCTGCACACTGTGCGAAGATTTTTCAAAGCTGAATTGTTGAGATTTCCATCTACGTGATATACCAGCAGTTGGCTGATAACCCTAGCTCTGAACCCACATCGGTCACATGTGGGTTTTTTCTTGTACCCTGAGGATTGCCAGCGAGGCACCGGCGGCTTCAGTTTTTTTCTTTTTTTGATACAGGTAGTACACTGCAATCTGTAGTACACTCGATCATATTTGTGGTAAGCAATGGCTCTGTGCCTAATCTTACAAACACTACACATGGGTCTCATACTGGTATTTATCATGCGGACCTATATATAGGCTGCCGTAACACACCTTTTTTTGGATATACCTATAAATATCTACAACTTGAAAAGGAAGTAATCATGGCACTAACATCACCAGGCGTAGAAGTAATAGTAATTGACGAAAGTCAGTATATCCCTTCAGCGGTAAACACAGTACCCTATTTTTTAATTGCCACTGCACAGAACAAAGCTGATGCAGCCGGCGTAGGCGTTGCAGCCGGCACAACTGCTGCCAATGCAAACAAAACTTATCTCATTACCAGTCAGCGAGATTTGGCGGCCACTTTTGGCGTGCCATTCTTTTACAACACCACCACTGGTACCCCAATCAATGGATACGAACTCAACGAATACGGCTTGTTGGCAGCGTATTCTGCACTGGGTGTCACAAACCGTGCGTATATTCAACGTGTAGACATTGACTTGACCGAACTCACAGCTAGTTTGAGTCGTCCCACAGGCAATCCCAATAATGGTTCTTATTGGTTGGATACCAGCACCAGTTTGTGGGGTATTTTCCAATGGAATCAAACCACCAGTACATTTACAAATCAAGTGCCTACTGTACTTACAAGCACAGCTGATGTAGTAGATGCAGCCACTGAAGACTACACTCCTTTGCAAACCATTGGCAGCATTGGTGACTACGCAGTCAGCGCAGTCAGTACTAATAATCAAACATATTACAAACGCGGCGGCCCTATCGCTTCTGAAACCAGCAAGACCGCATTGAGTAATCTTTACAACACCTGGGTGTTAGTTGGCAGCGATGATTGGAAAACTTCGTGGCCCACTGTGCAAGGAACAAACTCAGTTAGTACCCCATTGACCAATGGCTACAACATGTTTATCAATGGTCAGTTGGTCACAGTTGGTTCGGGCGCCACAGGGCTCAATGTTGCTGGGTTGGCCACAGCCATCAACAATGCCAACATAACAGGTGTGTCAGCAGCCTCCATCAGCAACAAACTCACACTTTACGCAGATTCAACAGCCAGCAATGATGGGTCAACAGCCAATGGCGGTGTTGTTTCTATACAGGCTGGCCCCAATGGCGGCACTTCCCTGTTGACGACGCTGGGTATCACAGCCATTGAATACTATGCGCCAAATTATTTGCCAGGCTACAGCTATCAGCAACCACGTTGGTCATCAACACAGACACAGCCTGCGCCTACTGGCAGTGTGTGGCAAAACATCAGCTCAGCTGGCAACGGCATGAGTTTAAAAGTAAAAACATACAGTGCCGCATTGGATGTATTTGTACCACAAGTTAGTAATGTATATGGTGATGACGGTGCTGCTAATTATGCTCTTGACCCTGCAGGTGGCGGCAAAAACATTCCTGTCGGCACAACTTACGTACAGTATGACTCATTACACTATGTTGATGGCATGGATACTTCAGCATTTCTTTTGCTTGAAAGAGCTGCATTAGGCGCCACAGTAGTCACTGGTGACACTGTGCCTACTGCATTTGTAAGTGGTAATCAGTTTACCGTTGCTGCTTCACAAGCTGGAACTGCTGATTTTGTAGTTTATGGAGTAACAATAAATGGAACAACTGTCAGTGCATTTATCAATGCGGTGAGTGCTGCCAACATTCCGTATGTTAGTGCATCTGTCAACACTGCTGGTAACATTGTGTTTACTCATAGCCAAGGTGGTACGATTTACTTGACAAATATAACTGGTACTCCAGTGACCACTGCAGGATTTACATTGTCTACAACTTATGTAAGACAAAGTTCTTTTGGTGCTGGCGAATTATTATTAAGTAATTGGGTCACTGCACCTGAATTCACCTACACTGCCAGCGACACTTCACCAGATCAAAATCCTGCAGATGGACGACTGTGGTATTACAGTTCTGTGGATGATGTTGATATCATGATTCAAGAAAACGGTGCCTGGGTTGGTTATCAAAACGTAACCAATGACACACGTGGCTTTGATTTGACATTGACCAACGCATCAGGACCTATCGTGGCAGCTGATGCTCCTGTCACACAAAACGACACAGCCGAAAGCCCATTGCAATACGGTGATTTGTGGGTGGACACTGGTGATTTAGAAAATTACCCACGCCTATATCGTTGGGAACAAGTCAGCGGAGTTGATCAATGGGTCCTAGTCGACACAACAGATCAAACATCATCAAATGGTATTTTGTTTGCTGATGCACGTTGGGCACCCAACGGCACAACAGATCCAGTGGCAGATCCATTCCCAACCATTGTGAGTTTGTTGACCAGTGATTATTTGGACTTGGACGCACCTGATCCTGCATTGTACCCCCAAGGTATGTTGTTGTGGAACACACGCCGTTCAGGGTATAATGTCAAGAGTTTCCAGTTGAATTATTTCAATTCAACCACATTCCCTGATGACACATTGCCTGTCGTGACCAACACCTGGCTCACAGCATCAGGCAACAAGGCCAATGGTGCAATGTACGCTGGTCGTCAGGCACAACGCAAATTGATTGTGTCTGCAATGAAATCAGGTATTGACACCAGTTTGACAGCAAGAGAAGAACAAAATCAATTCAACTTGATTGCAGCTCCTGCTTATCCTGAACTGGCACCAAACATGGTTGCGCTCAGCAACGAACGTGCCAACACACTGTTTGTGGTAGGCGACACTCCCATGCGCCTGGCTGCCAATGGAACGGATTTGGTCACTTACGCCACCGACAACGGCGGACTGGGATTGCCAACAGAAGACGGCTTGGTCATTGGATCACCTTACTCTGCTGTGTTTTATCCTTCATGCCAGACCACAGACTTGGCAGGCAATGCAGTGGTACAACCACCAAGTCACATGATGGTGCGCACAATCCTGCGTAGTGATGCTGTGAGTTATCCATGGTTGGCTCCTGCAGGCACACGTCGTGGTGTGATTGACAATGCCACTGCCATTGGTTACATTGACAGTGCCACTGGAGAGTTTGTGCAAACTGCTATTGGCCAAGGCCTGCGTGATGTGTTGTATTCAAACAATATCAATCCAATCACATTTATTCCAGGTGTTGGTATCACAAACTTTGGTAATAAAACACGCCAGGTCACTACAACAGCCCTGGATCGTATCAACGTTGCTCGACTGATTTGCTTCTTGCGCGGACGCTTGGAAGAAATTGGCAAACTGTATTTGTTTGAACCCAATGATCAAATCACACGCAATCAGATCAGCAATACCATCAACAGTTTGATGATTGACTTGGTTGCCAAACGTGCTCTGTACGATTACTTGGTGGTGTGTGATTTGAGTAACAATACTCCATTCCGCATTGACAACAATGAATTATGGGTTGACGTGGCCATTGAGCCAGTGAAAGCTGTGGAGTTTATCTATATTCCATTGCGCATCAAGAACACTGGGGAAATTGCAGGTTTGGCAGCATAACGAAACTGGGGGCCTGAGCCAGGCCTCCATTTCAGGTAAATAAACACAACAGGAGATATAACAAATGCCATCAGCATCATTAAACAATATGACAGTACCATTGGCCAGCGATCAAAGCGCAAGTAGCCAAGGTCTGTTGATGCCCAAACTCAAATATCGCTTTAGAGTGAGTTTTGAAAATTTTGGACCACAAAGTGCTACCCCAGTAACTGAATTAACCAAACAAGTGATAAGTTTTACTCGTCCCAATTTGACTTTTGAAGAAATTTCATTGCCCATTTACAATTCAACATTGAAATTGGCCGGCCGTCATTCCTGGGCCGATTGCACATGCTCAGTGCGCGACGACGCTGGTGGCAATATCACCACTTTGATCGGGCAACAAATGCAGAAACAAATGGACTTTTTAGAAATGAGTTCTGCGGCCAGTGGTATCGATTACAAATTCACAACCAAAGTCGAAGTTCTTGACGGCGGCAATGGTGCCACTGCTCCGGTGGTATTGGAAACATGGGAACTGTATGGTTGCTATTTGAAAGGCGCCAATTATGGTGACTTGAATTACGGCACCAACGAAGCAGTCACAGTAGAAATGACCATTGCTTACGACAATGCCAATCAGACCCCAACTGGTGTTGGTGTTGGCACAGGCTTTGGACGCACTATTGCTGGTGCTGTAACAGGCGCCGGCCAGGCCTAAACATGGCAAATTTTGGTCAAGACTTCCTGAAAGGGGTCACCAAAGGCATTGACCTCAAAAGTTTTGGCAAAAATGTAGTCGAAGGATTCATAGGCAATGATGTCTTGCGTGACTACACTCACGCAAGCAAAACTTTTACCACCAATGCCTACGAACTCAAACCCAGATTCAAGTTTTTATTTCATGTCAGCTTTACGCTGAATGTCACTGAGATCCCGTTTCTAAACGGCGCATTCAGCAGTGACGATCAAATGAATCTCAGTCTCACAGTAAAAACTGTTGACCTTCCTAAGTTTACCATTGATCATGACACACTGAATCAGTACAATCGCAAAAGAATAATACAGAAAAAACTCAATTACGATCCTGTGAATATAACATTTCATGACACCAGCAATGACCTGGTGCGTAAAATGTGGTACTACTACATGAGTTACTATTACAAAGATCCTTCACAAAGATATTTAAATCCCAACAACAACAATGGTACCAACGGTCAAAGCAGTTTGCGACAAGCAGGCTTTGGCTACAATGATCGAGACATCTACGACAAAGAACGCATTGGCAATGTCAACGACTGGGGCTACATTGGCGAAGCCTACAACGATGGCAACATGGCTGGCACCACTGGCAAGCCCCCATTCTTTCGAGACATCAGAATCTACGGCATGGACCAACGCAAGTTTGCTGAATATGTGCTGATCAATCCATTGATTACCAGTTGGGCTGGTGACACATACAGTTATGCCGAAGGTGGCGGCACCATGCAAAACACCATGACTGTGGCTTATGAAACAGTGAAATATTATTCAGGTGCTGTGGGCGCGGCGCAATCAGGCGGAGATCCCAACGTGCAAGGATTTGCCACTGACGCACACTATGACAAAACTGTGAGTCCCATTGCCAGACCCGGTGCTAACGCCACAGTGTTTGGCCAAGGCGGATTGCTGGAAACTGGTGCTGGAATCATTGGTGACCTGCAAAGTGGATCAGTGCTGGGCCTCATTGGTGCGGCACAAAAAGCAGCACGTCTCAATCAAACATTCAAAGGCAAAAATCTTGGCAGTATTGCTGCCAGCGAAGCTGTGAGACTGGGAACACAAACCATTCAACAAGGTGTCACACCTGGTGGTGTTAGAGCTGTGGCCAACAAAGTTGATGGATGGGTATTTCCCACGCCACAAAACACCGGACAAAATGGATCAGCCCAAGGCAGAATCAATCCCAACCGAATAACAAATCAACAATGAGCACTGTAAACTACGCTAACCCCAAAACAGACTTGTCTGTGAGAATCTTTGACAGCTTCTATGATTACGATGTCAACATTCCTGCCGACGAATATGATGTGGTACACACTTATTTTTTGAGTGTGATGACCACACGACAGGCCGCAGGCAACTTCACTGTGAGTTTGTTCAGAGTGGCACAGGACACTGGTATTCCTGCACTGACATTGTTGAAAGAATTTCAAGGACTCAATGGTATGAGTCTCAGTGCAAGTCTAGCATATTACCTTAATAGCATTCGTAGTAGAGCCACACTACTGGGGGTAGGAACTGCTGTAACCCCAAATTTCTACCAGGCTAGAAATGTACTGGTATGAGTCACTGGGCACAAGGACCATACACTGTGATCAACCGCGAAAAATACGTGGGCAATGGCACTCCACGCTATAGATCAGGTTGGGAACTCAGCTTCATGAAGTTCTGTGACAGCAACGACCATGTGTTGCAATGGGCCAGTGAAAGTGTTGCTATTCCTTATCGTCATCCACTCACAGGCAAGATGACACAGTACATTCCAGATTTCCTGATCACGTATCGTACCAGCAACAACACTGTGAAAGCAGAGTTAATAGAAATCAAGCCCAAAAAGCAAAGTGTGATTGAATCAAAAATGAGTTCCAAAGATCGTGCCATCGTGGCAATCAACTACTGCAAATGGGACGCAGCCACCAAATGGGCACGCCGCAACGGCTTGACTTTCAGAGTCATAACCGAGAACGATATGTTTCACAACGGCCGCAGTTGACCCATAAATAGGGCATGACTCGTAAACTTGAATCTTTGTTTGATTTACCCCCTTCCGCACCAGTGGAAGACGAACCCACTTCACCACCTGCAGAAGACCTGCGCAGCCAACTGCAAACCCTAGACCTCACCATAGACAAAATTGATGCTGCCTTGCCCGGAGTGCGTGGGCTGGACGCCAATGATACAGAGATGGATTCTCTATCTAAAATGGCAACTGACAGCTATGATGAATTAATGACACTGGGCATGCAAGTGGACTCAAGATTTGCCAGCGAAATCTTCTCAGTAGCCAGCAATATGTTGGGACATGCCATCACAGCAAAAACTGCCAAGATGGACAAGAAGCTGAAGATGATCGACCTGCAGTTGAAGAAGATGCGACTGGATCAGCAACAAGCGGCAATGGACGCCCGGGCCGCAGAAGCTGGCGACGGCGAAGCCATGCAAACAGCACAGGGCATGGTGCTGAGTCGCAATGATTTATTGGATCGGTTGCTGGCCAGCAAAGATCAAAAAGATAAAAAAGAATAAATATGTTACAGGAACCTGATATGAAAAATTTTGCCCATTACCTCGCCGAAAGCGAACGTACCTACAACTATCGTATCAAACTGCTGGGTAAACCACCTGGCGATTTGGTCGCACAGTTGAAGAAAAAGCTGGATCAATTTGATCCTGTGAAGATGGGTGATCCCCGGACCACCCCAATCCAGGTCATTCCCACGGACTTTCCCAACAACAAAAATGATTCAGTAACAATGTTTGATGTCAGCTTCAAGTACCCAGCTATTGAGCCACAGATCAAACAACTGGCACAGTTGTTGGGTATGGATCCTAATCATGTGGTCATGCAGACCACACCACACGTGGATGGCCTTGTGGATGAGTATGAACAGATTGATGCTGAAAACAAAGACCTACTGGGCGACACAGACTATCCTGCACCTGACGCAGAACAACGGGCCTTGAGCAAAGATTATGCCACTGGTCCTTATGATCATGCTGTGTTGAAAAATGCATACCGTACTGATTTCACCGTGGCCGGGGGCAAGACACCCCCTGCCAAGACCACAAATGATATTGCTACGGGCGATAAGAGCCCAATGACCAAGATCAATCGTCCACCCAAGCCAGCCACTGGCGCCAACCCAAGAGGATAATACAATGAGTTTCTTTTACGACCTAAACAAAAAACTAGACAGCATTCGTGCTACACCCGAAGTCACACATCAGCAGTTGAACGAGCGTGATGAAGGCAAGCCAGGCAAGAACTTTGCCAAGATTGCCACAGATGCTGGCGAACGCTATGGCAGCAAGGCTGCTGGTGAGCGTGTGGCTGGTGCAGTGCGCAACAAACTAAAGGCACAAGGCAAGTTGGAAGAAGAAGGCATGAGTCGTGCAGCCAAAGGCTATGAAAAGTACGGCCGAGAAGGCATGGAAGCATTGGCCAAGGCTGGCCGCGAAGGCAAGGCTCTTGATCCCGTTAGAAAAAAATATGACAAGTATGACAACAAAGAAGTGGACGAAGGTGTCATGGACACAGTCAAAAAAGTTGGTAAGAAAGTTGCCAGCGGCATCAACAAGTTAGTCGGACATGGTTCAGATGAAGACATGCGTCGGGATGTACAACGCAAAGCAGGCGTGCCACAGACAGGCAAGAAACCTGAGCAAAAAACCACAGAAGCAGCCAAGTACCGCGACCCCAAGTACAAAGACAAATTGTACACAGTAGAACCACTAGACTACACCTACGGCCCTGACGCCGACGAGCTCTACTATAATCCAAAACCTGATGACTATGAGGGCAGAAAACGCAAAATAGGCGGCGGCGAATTCAGCCACAATGATCCACTACGCAAGGGCTTTGGGCGTGGTGGCGCTTCTAATAGTATCAACACACACGGCAAACGAAAAGGCATGCCATCACGAGATCAAATCACCAGTCTCAAAGGCAGCATCAAAGATGCGCACGGAACACATGCTGAACCCAACTTGCCCGAAGCTGGCGCTCCAATGACACCTAAACAAAAGTCATTTGCTGCCCTAGCACCACCTGCAGACAAGATCACTTTTGCCGACAAGATTGCTGGTGCCAAAAAAGAAGTTGACGAAATGTTGGGTGATGTGGCTGCTGAAGCCATGCGTAAAGCACTGGGCGGTGGCAAAGGTCGTAACGCTGAGATGGATGAAGAAAAATCCAAAGGCACTGCGTTTGACATGAGCACCTCAAGAGCTGTTGCTCCCAAAGTTGGCAGCATTGAACGTGGTGCCAAGCATGACATCAAACATACTGCCACAGGCCGTATGGTCACACGCCGTACAGATGACCAAGGTATCAGCGTTGGTGCAGACGATGACAGTGAAGCCAGCGGAGAAAAGCGTGGGCGTGGACGTCCCAAAGGCACAACAGGTGCTATTGGTGCCAAAGGACCCAGTGGTCGTTCCAAGTTAATGACCAAAGAAGGCGACCACGATGAAGGCGAATTGAAAGCCGCTATGACACTGTTGAAAAAAGCTGGATACAAAGTCAGCAAAGCAGTGGGCGAAGAAAGCACTCACACTCGTGATGACCGTGCTGAAAAGGCCGGCAAAAAAGTCACCAAAGACATCGAACACGATGAAAAGAAAAAAGAAAAAGAAGTTGATGAATCAACCACCAGTGGATCAGTTGCTACCAGCACTGCTACCAAAAGCAGCAAAGGCAGCATGATTGGCAAAGGCATTTACGACTCAATGAACTACGAGTTGGAACAAATGATTGCTGAATCAATGAGCATCAACATGAGTGATTCAACAGAAGGCAACAAAAGCCT